ACTAAATATTCTCTAAGGAGAATGTATGTCTGATAATTACTTTATGGGACTAGACGGATTCGTCTGGTTTACTGGTGTCGTGGAAGATCGTTATGACCCTGATAAACTCGGCCGAGTACGAGTTCGTTGCTTAGGATACCACACAGAGAATAAAGAATTAATACCTACGGAAGATTTGCCGTGGGCTCATGTCATGCATCCTGTCACCGATCCATCCATGCAAGGTATGGGAAACACTCCATCGTTTATGGTTGAAGGAACTTGGGTGGTTGGTTTCTTCATGGACTCAAGAGAAAAACAACAGCCCGTCATCATGGGAACACTGCCGGGGGTTCCTCAAGAGAACGCATCCCTTGGAATTGGTTTCAATGATCCTAATGGTATCTATCCTCAAGGGGATGTCTTCTCTACAAATACCTCTGGTCACTCGTTAAATGAAAGTGATACTAATCGTCTTGCACGAAACGACATAGAACAACCGCATAAAGTTATTGAAACTAAAGACGCAGAGTTTGATGAAGGAACATCACCTAAAGGAATAACAAAGGGCGTTACTAATTCTGTCGGTGATGAATGGGGTGAACTTACAACAAACGAACTTACACTTAAACTTTCATCAAGGTTTAATGCGACCTATCCAAAGAACCATGTCTTTGAAAGTGAAAGTGGACACATCAAAGAGTTTGATGACACAGAGGATAGTGAGAGAATACATGAGTATCACACCTCTGGAACATTCTATGAGGTTGACGCAGATGGAACAAAATCTATTCGTGTGGTCGGTGATAAGTTTGAAGTTGTTGTTGGAACTGAGTATGTAAACGTCAAGGGTTCAGTTAACTTAACAGTAGAGGGTGATGTCAATACTTATGTTCAAGGTAACATGACTACGATTGTAGATGGTGATAAGACAGAGGTGGTTAGAGGAAATCTCAAACAAGAGGTACACGGTGCGGTTGAGGAAGTGTTTGGCTCAACACAAAGAACAGATGTCACAGGTAAAGTTACAGAGGTATACGGACAAAGTATTGCGACAGAGGTTACAGGAAGATATGATATAGATGTTAAGAAAACAGGTAGTGCAGAAGATGTAAACGGTGAGTTTGATGTAGAGGCCGAAATAATTAATTTAAATAAGACTGCACCAGAGGTTCAATCACCAAACACTATTATAGCTGACCCAACCGCAGAGGTGAAGTCTCTACTGCCTGCATCAGACATCAAGGCAGGGTTTGCAAATAACTACACAACTGCAAATGATCTAAGAACACAACAAGACGAACAAAAAGAATCGAGTGATTCATTCAAGGATATTATTCTGGCAGAAGAAAGATACATTGGTTCGTGGAATGATTACGATAGTAACTATCAACTCGACAATCCTAGAGACTTGGAATACATCACAAAGAACAATGTGGACGTAGCGTATCTCAAAGAACAGTCTGGTGATAACTGGACAGAGGATGATTATTGGAAGTTTAAGACGACTAGAAAATTCTCATTTTCTCTTTTAGACTCTCACATGGATGGTGCGTTTATTGAGGGAGAATATACATCAACTTTTTGGGATTGGAATACTGACGTTGATAAAAGAATACGACCAGATTTAGGTAAGGTGATTGACACTCTTGCGTCCACATGGGCAACACAATATCCAGAACTACCTAGACTCATCGTCACAAGTGGTTACAGAAGTATTCGTAGAAATGCTGGAACACAAGGTTCACCAAGGCATCGTACAGGTAAAGCTTGTGACATTTACTTCGGTAACTATACTATAAAACAAAGACAGGACTTTTTACAACTTTGTATTGATGTCGGATTTTTAGGTATCGGAACTTATCTACAGAATCCAAAGAAGGGTAGATTCCATTTAGACATATTATACAAAAGTGAATGGAGACAGGGCGGTGGTGAACAATACACATACCTAAGAAATATTTTTAATAAGGCAGGATATAATGTTCCATCTTATCCAGAAACAAATACTTCTTACTAACTCGTATAAATAATATAACAATAAAAACAACAGGAGTTATAAGTGGCTGCATCTGCATACTTAGACGCACAGGCAAATAATAACAGTGATAGGAATCTGAGACAATACTCTGACCTTGATTTATTTTTCTCAAAGAAAAATTCTGACAGCGACATTAGTAAAGTCACAGACATACAGGCAGTCAAGCGGTCTGTTCGTAATTTAGTTTTATTGAATCACTATGAAAAACCTTTCCATCCAGAGATTGGTTCTGGTATAAGAGAAATGTTATTTGAACTCATGACACCTGTTACCGCAATTGTTCTCACAAGAAAGATAGAGGACGTAATTAAAAATTTTGAACCAAGAGCAAGATTGGTTGGAGTAAGTGCTTTTCCAGATTTAGATCGTAATGCATATGAAGTGAAAATAGAATTTTATGTTGTGAACACTCCCACAGAACTTGTTGACTTAACAGTTATGTTAGAGAGATTACGATAATGGCAAACACGAACCTTAGAATTACTGAGTTTGACTTTGATGCAATTAAAAGAAATTTAAAAGTATTCCTTAAAGCACAATCAGAATTTAAAGACTATGATTTTGAGGGGTCAGGTATGAACATACTTCTTGACACTCTTGCGTACAACACACACTATCTTGGATTCAACGCAAACATGCTTGCAAATGAAATGTTTCTTGATAGTTCCTCATTACGTTCCAGTGTGGTGTCTCACGCAAAGACACTAGGGTATGAAATAAATTCTTGTAGAGCTCCCATAGCAACGGTTAACATATCATTAAATACAACTGGTACGACCAAGACCATACCCTCTGGCACAGTATTTAATACGACAGTTGATGGAACAAGTTATCAGTTTGTTACGATCTCAGATGTCACCTCATCTAACATTGGTGGTTTAGTTAATTTTGACAGCACTGAAATCTATGAGGGAACTTACCTTACAACCAAATACACAGCTGACAGCACTGACGTTGAACAAAGATTTTTGTTGGCAGACAATCGTGCCGACACAACAACCTTAACAGTTAAAGTACAAACCTCCTCATCAGACACGACAACGACAACTTACACAAAGGCCACGGATATTACTCAACTCACATCAACCAGTACGGTATACTATTTACAAGAGATTGAGTTAGGAAAGTTTGAAGTTTACTTTGGTGATGGTGTTGTCAGTAAAGCGTTAAGTGATGGGAACATTGTGAGTTTACAATATGTGGTGACAAATAAATCAGAGGCAAATGGAGCGTCATCTTTTTCATCACTGTCTGCGATAGATGGTGTAACTGGTGCCACTGTAACCACAGTCGCGAACGCATCAGGTGGTGCAGAACCAGAAAGTATAAGCTCAATAAAACTTCAGGCACCCTTAGACTATGCGTCACAAGGTCGTGCGGTGACAACCGATGACTACAAAGTTTACGTTAGACAATTATTTGCAAACACTCAAGCTGTATCAGTGTGGGGTGGAGAGGATGGAAGTTACGATACCAGCACAGGTGTGAGTGACACACCAGAGTATGGTAAAGTTTTTATTTCTATCAAAAGTACAACTGGTCAAAATCTAACGACTGCACAAAAAAATACTTTGGTGTCAGATTTAAAAAAATATAAAATTGCTTCCGTCACACCTGTGATTGTAAATACAGAAACTACGTTTTTAATTTTAGGAGTTTCTTTTGCGTACGACACTGTTGCAACAACATACAATAAAACAGAATTAGAATCTTTAGTGAATACGACAATAAAAAATTATGACACTTCTGATTTAGGAGACTTTAACAATCCATTTAGACATTCCAAACTCACTGGACTAATAGATGATACAGACACTTCAATTTTAAATAATACAGTGACGGTAACTCTTGCTCAATTCATTACTCCAATAGTGGCAACCAACTCATCATACAATGTTAGTTTTGGAAATGCATTGTACAATCCACACTCAGGTCACAATGCGTCTGCAGGTGGTATCATCGCATCAACAGGATTTTTTCTTGGTGGGACAACAGAGTATTTTTTTGATGATGATGGTACAGGGAATCTAAGAATATATTCTTTAGTTGAAGCTGTTAGAACATATTATGATTCTGAAGCTGGAACAGTAGATTACACGAAGGGAATTATTAATATTAATCCACTGAGTATCACTTCCGTTTCAAATGTTGATGGAGATGTTTCTGCAGCACTTAGAATAACTGCGATTCCAAACTCTAACGACATTGTTCCTGTCCGTAATCAGTTACTAGAAATAGATACGACAAATACAACGATCGCTGGTTCAGTTGACCAGACAACAGCTACAGGAACAGGATACACAACGTCAGTATCAAGTGGTGGAACAGTAACAACGACAACGGTGTCAACGCCATCGTCAACTGCAACATCATCAGGTTACTAACATGGCTGCAACAGGTATATGTAGAAACTCTGTTGATTCTGCTGGGGGTACATTGATTTCATCACAATCATCTGTAATTGCAAATGGATCAAATGTAATTGTAAACGGTAATAGTGTGACTCCTCATGGTGATGCACCACACAGTTCTGCGGTGATGATTGCTGGTTCTAATAATGTATTTGTTGGTGGGATTGCAGTTTGTAATGCTGGAGATGCAGCCACCTGTGGTCATACTGCATCTGGGAGTAGTAATGTTAATGTTGGAAATTAATAGATGAGTAAAAATGAATCTAAACTAATAACAAAACTTTCACCTTTAATAGAGGGTCAAGTCCCTGACTTTGTTCAGTCAGACCATCCTGTCTTTGTTCGTTTTCTCAAACACTACTATCAGTTTCTTGAGGCCGGTCGATTAACTCTAACTGCAACTGTTAATTATATTAGACAAGAGACTACCACTGTTAATTATATTATTAATGAGGAAGATGAAACTCGTATTGCAACGGAATCTGGTGACGGAACTACAGGTATATTTACAGTTGGTGAAACGGTTCTGGGTGGGACATCAAAGGCAACTGCAACAGTTTTGGTGGATGACTCTCGTAACGATTATGTTTACATCAGTTCACAACAAAAGTTTATCACAGGTGAAACAATCACTGGACAAACCTCTGGTGCGTCTGGAACTCTTGATGAGTATCGTGCAAACCCAATTCAAAATATTCAACAGTTATTAGAGTACGCAAATACTGATAACACAATCTATGATTTCTTAGACCAGTTCCGTGACTCGTTTATGAACGCAATACCTGAGTCACTTGCATCAGGAGTGTCAAAGAGGAATCTCATAAAAAATATTAAAGACCTTTATGCCGCCAAAGGAACGTCAGAGGGTCATAAACTTTTTATGAGAATGTTACTTGGAGAAGAAGGTTCTATTTTCTATCCAAACATCTATATGATGAGAGCATCTTCTGGAGAGTGGGGTCAAAAGACTACACTAAGAGTT